TTAATTGTTTTGAACATAATAGTCAATCATTTTGTTAAGTGATAAAAAGAAAAATGAAAGAGAAGGAACATTTCGATAATGCTTATAATATCTATTTTTACGTTGTTTAAAAGTTAATAAATCTTTTTTTCGGTTATCTTTTATACCTTTACTACAATATTTAGAATGTAAAACTAATAATGAAAGAATATCAATTATCGCTAATACTTTAAGGTTTTTATAAGATAGTTTTTGCTTTCTACCTATTTTTTTTAATTCACTTTCAACGGTGAAGTGTTTGCGTGGATTTAAATTTAATAAAATTGGTTGGCTATGAGCACATTTATTTCTAATGTTCTTAGCAAATTTAATAAACTTGCCAGCCTTACGCAGCTCACTGTCATTAGTTCTCTCGGAATAAAATTCTACAAATGCTGAAAATTGACCAAAACTCATTAGTTCTAAGCATACCCATATTGGAGGATCATTATAGTATTTTTGAAAACTCGGAATAATTGTTCCATCTCTTTTAGTAACGCAAGAAAAAATTTTTTCTAAATCGCCATTATGGTTGTTTACAAAATCTTGAACAATTGTATATCCGTCTTCATTTACATCTTCTGTAATTTTTTTAAGAATATCTGTTTTTAGTGAATGTTCTATATCCAAACACATAGGTAACAAAGTATATCTTAATCGCATATCTAAAGTAGCAAGATCAGAAAGTGCAGAAAACTCAAAATTATAATTTCCACTACTATCCTTTTTTATATTTTTACGAAAAGCTATCAATTTAAAAAAGTAGGTTTTATTTTTCAATATTTCTTTAGCTTCTTCTTCAGTGGTTTCATTAAATAGAATTCCTAATGATTTTAGCTTTTTAATTTGTGCTTCATAATCTAGTTTTGGTTTACGAGTACTACTCATAATTAATTAACGCCTACTTTCTCTAATTTACTCATCATATCTTTATCCATTTGTTCAGTAACATGACTATATATCTGTAAAGTTGTTTTATAATCTTTATGGCCTACACGATCCATTATTGCACGCAGTGACACGCCTAATTGTGATAATAAGGATATGTGACTGTGACGCATAGTGTGAGTTGAAATATCTTTTTCAATACCTACATTCTTTGCAGCGTTCTTAATGTTAGCATTGATAGATGATAAAGGCATAGGACTACCTTTACTATTTGTAAAAATAAAATTTCTCTCTTTAAAATTACTATCCCACTTAGCCGATTTCTTATTTTCCAACATTACCTTACGCAATATCTCACAACTTCTAGTGGTAATAGATATAGTACGATAAGAGGCTTCAGTCTTAGTTGTATCTTTGAAACCACGTACACCATCTTTAGTTATCCATGCTATTGTGCCATCAATCTCAATCTTTTTATTCTTAAAATCAACGTTTTCAGGTTGAAGTGCTAACAACTCACCAATTCTTAAACCGTTAAGCACTTGAAATTCAGTAATGTATGCAGTCATCATATATGAGCGTTTAATATAGCCTTTATTACTAGTGCTTGCCTTATGGTTAAGTTCGTCAATGAGTTTATGTACTTCATTCATTTCTAGGTAATTCTCACGTTTAGCTTTGATTTCTTCCCTAGTTACTGCTTTCTTAGGTAATGACACGTTATCTATATATGATATATCTGAAATATTGTATCTTTGCTGAGCAAACTTTAATACACTCTTTATAAGGCTCACATTGACCTTAATTGTAATGTGTTTAATATTATTTTCTTTCATTGATGTATTTATGTAATCTTGAATAACTTGAGCATTCATTTTATCGACAAGAATATCCTCATTTATTCGCTCTTTGATGTGAGCAAGTCTGTAAGTCTTTGCTCTTATAGTTGATTGTTTAGCACCAGATACTAATTTGTAATTCTCAAACCACTCATTACATGCAGCATGGAAAGTTAGCGTCTTGAGTGTAGTAGGTGTCTTATTGTTTTGCTTTTCCTCTATACGCTCATTTAAGCGTTTCTGAGCCTCTTTCTGTGACTGCTTACCATTCTTATTAAGTACCACGCTAACACGTCGCCATTTGTTTGTGAGTGGATCTTTATACTTCTCATAATAGCGATATTTCGTTTCACCATGTTTATTAGTAAATTTCTCATGCCACATGTTATCCCACCCTTAAAAGTAAATCTTTATTTTGTTTCAATAGTTATAAAGTTATCAAAAGAAATGAAATTTTTATTTTTTTTATTTATTTCCATAACGCTAGTATTAATTTTATTTTTATCTAAATTTTTATTTTTAATAGAGATAGGGACAAGTTTTATAAATTTGCCCCTAGCACGAATATATACAAAAACGTCATTATACAAATCTTCAGATAGTACACTGTTCATATGGTCAATAAAATATGTTTCGTTTTCTAAAACTTTTTGACTAAAATAATATGCAAAAATAAGAGAAAAATCTTCGATATTATTAAATAGTGAACTGAGTAGATCATGAAATTCGTGATCTCTAAGATTAATATCTATTTCAACAGAACTATGTGCGCCTATGTTGAATATAAGTTCATAAGGAATATAACTTTCTTTTAGATTTTCATCTTCTTCGATTAAACATTTAATAGCCCAGTTCTTTTTTTCGGAATATCCTCTTGGCAATTTCGTATATGTAGAGAAATCTTTTTTCTTATCTTGGAATTTTATAATAAGTTTATCAAACTCAATTTCAAATAATTCACTTATATTAACATTCAAAGCCGTTGTAATTTTATCTAGTGTATCGTATTGAATACCTCTAGACTTTCCATTTGCTAGTAAAGTTAATGAATTTCTAGATATGCCTGTTTTCTTATGTAAATCAGTAATACTCATACCTTTTTCATTAAGAATTTTTTTAAGTTTAAAATTTAACATCTTTCCACCTCACTCAAAAGAATACCATATAAATAGTTCGAAAAGTAAACAAAAATAACTTATCATTGTAAAATTGACATAAATATAGTACTAAAAAATAATTTTAAACATACATGTTGACATATGTCAGTGTAATATATATAATTCAATCATACATTAATTGTAATGTAAATATTTCAAAAAGGAGAATGGTTTATGTTTTTAACTGTAAAAGAAACTGCTGCTTTATTAAGAGTAAGCGAAAGACATGCTTATAGATTGATTAAGCAAAATGTAATTCCACACACCAAAATTGGTGGGAAAATTCTTATTAATAAAGAAAAGTTACTAGACACATTAGAAAAAGAGGAGGCTTAAACTATGCCACATGTAAAGCTGCAAGATTTACCAACTAAAGAAAATGTAGTTACTGAACCTAAACAAGTGGTAGTAAAGCCAATCATGGCAAAGCCTAATGCTATCGCTAAACTATTCGGAATTTCGTATAGTTCTGTTTATCGTATTCTAAAAGAATATGAAAAAGATGATAAAGGTGTAGAAGATCTATATTACAGCTTGTCATCTACAATGACAGTTATCTCTATTGATGGCTTTAAAGAGTATCTTAGTAAGCGTCATAAAGGTTGGCTTTAATAAAAAGGAGGCATAAAAGTGCTTAGATTTATAAATGAACTTATTTATATATGTATCATTACTGTGTTTTTAAATATGCATAGTCAATTACATTATGCTTTAGCTTTTTTCTTATTCTCAAGCATGGTAGCAATTATCAAGTTTGATATAAGAGATAAACAAAATTCTTATTTTTTAAAGGCACTTAAAGAATATTTTTAATGGAGGAGTAGTAAATGAACATTAATCAAAAATTAAAAACAACAAATAATTTCAGAGAGGAAAATGAAAAAATGAAAAATTTAACTAATCAAGATTTTAAAAATATTGAAGACAAATTGAACTATGAGCATATGGTGAATGGTAAAAAACATACTAGTAAAATGATTAAATTATTACAAAAACGTCATGCTAAAAATGTATCAGTTATTAAAAGTGAATATCCATATTTAAGTGATAATGAAATTTCAGAAATTCTTGCAGATTATCGAGAATACGAAGATTTACTATCAGCAACAGAAACTTTTATAGACTTCCCTAACATTTATGAAGATTCTAATATTAGTAAATTCTTAACTAAAGACGATATTGAAGAATTAAAAATAGCTATTGAAGAAATGACAATTTTTGTTGAAAGTTTGGAGGAGTAGTCGTTGAAAAATTTAAAATATCAAATTCACGAAATCAAAGATGAAGTAGTAAGTGCAAATTTAACTTCTAAACTCAACGCACTTAGAAACTTAGTAGCAGATGAAATGGAACGTGCTGAGGAATATAAAAAAATGCTAGTTGCGTCTAACGATCAAGTAGCAGCATATACTGCAAATGAAAATATTCAAAATCATTTTATTTATCTTGCAGTTATTAATTCAATCTTTACTGATGTGAGTTCAATGATTGAACAAGTGGAACATCATTACAACAATGCAATAGATGAATTAAAAAATGCGTCACTTCCAACCGACCAAAGCGAAAGTAACGCATAATATATAAATTTTATTAAATACAAGAGCAATAAGAAAATACTCCATTTGTATTATAACATCTTTGCTCTTGTTTTAATACATGGAGGTATAAAATTGAGCGTAATTCAATTAGAAAATGATACTCAAGTGAGTGTGGTTTGGTATGGAAACGAAAAATCAACTTCATTCAAAAACTTCTCTCAACCTAAGTGGAGTGAATTAATTAGTCGTTTATCCATTCCACAAAATAATGAAAATAAGTACGCTAGAGGGACAGCAATATATGGTGATGTTGCTGATGGTGTAGATGATAAAGGCAACGAATATCAAAAATACAGAAATGATGACAATGTACTTTATAGAGATGTACTTGTACTTGATTATGATGATGAAGATGATTTAAACATGCTACACAAGTCAATTAAAAGCGAATTAGAGGGCTTTGCATGGTTTTGGCATACAACATTCAGACACACAAATGAAAGCCCTAGAATACGTTTGTACGTGCCACTGAGTGAGCGTATAAGTGCAAATGAATACCGTATATATGTAAGAACATTAGCACAAAAAATTGCACGCAAAATTGATGAGGGCAGTTATCAACCATCTAGGGCTATGGCTTTACCAGTTAGAAAAAGTAATGAAAGCCCATTTGAATTTCAATTTAACGACGCTGCAATTATAGGTAAATCGACACTTAAAGAGTGGGCTAAATTATTTGATATTTCTAGTAAAGAAAATTCTACTCGAAATTTCAAAAGACGTGATCCAAGTCATTGGAAAGAAATTGCATTTGGTGTTAGTGAAGGTGGACGTAATTCCTCATTAACAAGTCTTATAGGTCATTTGTTGAAATGTAGAGTAAACGAATATATAGTGTATTCTTTTGCTTTGATGTGGGGACAATCATGCACACCGCCAATGAATGAACGTGAGATTAATTCTACATTTCAATCTATTATGAAAAAACACTATAACAGCTAGAGAGGTTGATGAAATGAATTATAGAGAAGAAGTTTTTAATGAAATTGAAAGATATTCTTCATTTAATCAAAAAGATTATTTTGATGGCAATAAATTTTTATTTTACGATTTTGCGTTATTTCTTTTTCAAAAACATAATGGCTGTGTACTTGATGGGCGTACTCATATTTTTACAGGTATGAAATATGAACCTTTAGATATGAAGTCTTTAAGAAAAATAACTTTGAAATATATACCATCACTTAGAGAACAACAAAATAAAGAAGTTTTTCATAAATTAAATGCTTTATGTTCTGATAACGAACAAGAACAAAGTCCACCTAATTATATTGGAGTGAAAAATGGAGTTTATGATTTATTAACAGATGAATTAAATGAATTTAGTCCTAAATATTATATAACTAATATCATTAATGCTGATTATAATAAAAATGCTAAAAGTGATCTTATTGAACAATTTATTAGAGATATTTCTAATAATGATAAAGAGGTGGAAACTTTACTTTATCAAATGATTGGTTATGGTCTGTACAGAGAAAATTTCTTACAAGTTGCTTTTTTCTTTTATAGTCCTGGAGGAAATGGGAAAACGACTTTATTAAAATTACTCCACTACTTTTATAAACCTGAAAATACAACTGCATTATCATTTAATGATTTAAATGACAAATTTAAACCAGCAAATTTACAGGGGAAATTAGTGAATATTGCTGATGATATAGATCCTAATAGAATTAAAGATACTGGTAATTTTAAAATAATTGTAACCGGAAATTATATTACATTAGAATTTAAAGGAAAAGATCCATTTGAATTTAAACCATATGTAAAACTAATTTTTGCTAGTAACGAATTACCATTAACTAACGATAAAAGTGATGGTTTTTATAGAAGAATGATAATTATTCCTATGTTTAGGAAATTCGGAAAAGATGGCCAAAGAAAAGATCCAATGCTTTTAAATAAACTTAAAACAAAAGGAAATATGTCAGCATTACTAAATTTAGCAATTAGAGGTTTAAAACAAACTATAGAAAATAATGAAATGATTGAACCTAAAATAGCTAAAACTACAAAAGAAGAATATCAGCGAGAAAATAATCCAGTGCTGCAATTTATAGAAGACGCTAATGATAAAAAGTACAGACAATTACCAGTAGTGAGTGGTAGAGCAACTGAAAAATCATATGAAATATATCAAATTTGGTGTAGTAACAATGGTTATTATCCTTTGAATAAACTGAATTTTTCTAAGGAGTTAAGTAAATTAGGCTACAAAACAGAAAGTTACTATTCGAGATATGAAAAGAAGAGTATTAGATTTTTTGAGAAACAAGATACTGAAATAATTTATGACTTAGACGGAAGTATTTTAAAAAAACTTACAGATAAAGTGTGAGATTAATTATGTTTCTGTGAGAATACTTATATTGGTATATCAATATATATAAAGTATTTCTCACACCTCACACTAAAATATAATATTCAAATAACAATTTTAAAAATTAATTATAATTGAAATGCTAATTTTAACTGTGAGATGTGAGAGAATTGCTCTAACTATTGATATGTTAATATTTGTGCCTCACAAAGTTAATGGAAAATTAAAATGTATGTGAGGAGTAATAAAATTGGAAAACTTAAAATGTAAAATATTAAGTTATATATCTAATAATAGTGGTACATCATTTGTTGAAATAGAAAATATATTTGAAGAAAACAATTATGAATACAATGGCAATGTTGCATTTTGTAATAGTAAAAACACAAATATAATTTTTTGGACTGGTTGGAAGCAAGAAGCTATTAATATAATTCTAGAACTATTGAATGATAATAAAATAGAAATGGAATCATGTGAGCTATTGATTTACTTAGTTGATGGTAAAAGATTGAAATTACCAATATTAAACAAACCTTCTGATGCAAAAGAACTATGTTGGTTACCAGTATCATTTAAAATTAAGGAAGTGTAAATATATGAACGTTGAAATTATAGCAAATGAATTCGAAACTAGAGCAGCAACACTATTAAGATATTTTACTGGTTTATGTGAAAGTAGTTATAAATTACCTTTTGCATTTAAGATTTATAATGATCCTTTTAATACTGTGTATCTAGTAAGTAAAGATAAAATGTATGCTCATGTATTAATAAAAGATTGTGAAGTGAGAAAAACTTTTGAGATTGCCTCAGAAAAGCATACTGAGAAACTTATAGAGAGCATTGAGGGGTATTATGCTGGTTATGATTTATATGATGGTTCACATGCTACTGTAAGCGATATGATGGCCGAATTTATGTTTGATAATGATTATTTTATGTACGGACTGGAAACTTTTGCAGAAAGTAACAATAGCGATATGTTCGATTATATGAGTAGAGATTTCAATATAGATGAACTTGAGGGCGTTCAATCTAGTAATACAGATGTTATAGGTAATATAGAGATGTTGTATCAGTTAGCTACTGGAATTAATGAACCAGCACCAGAATTAGTTGAGGGACTTAAAATCATTACTGAGTTTATTCAGAATGAACAGGCGAATGAAGTTGATAGTAAAGTATTAATTGAACGATTAAATGAATTGAAACATTCTTATTATAAAGGTGTGAAACAATGACATTAGTTGATAAGGATATTAAAGACTTAAATCTAACTGATGATGTGTTGATAGAATTTTTAAAATTTAAAGAAGAAGATTATACGCTATATAGTAATAAACGTGTACTCATAGATCACGATGATAATGTAGTAGGAAATTTATATCCTTTAGTGATTGCATTAGACTTAAATCAACCTTATGTTACTTGTGAAGTAGTAGAGGAAACTACAATTACTTATTATGATAAAAATGTTATTCCTGCCATTCCTTACAAGTGGGATAACAGCAAAGCTAAGTATATTAATATTTGCTTAGAATTAGAACAGGTAGAGCAACATTTTAAGTTTGCAGCATGGAAATTATATTGTGTGTTGAATGGTATCAACTTAAAAAACTATGATAAGTATAAGTGGGTGCTGAAAAGAATTAAGAGAACGCCAGATGATATGCCTAATGTAGATATGCCGATTAGTCGAGCATATGAAATTGCTCAATTACCTAAAAATCTGATTGAACGTACTTATAATGTAAATGGTAAATATAAACCGATTTATAAAATGAATATCAAACAGATTAAAAATCTAAAAGACTATGTATAAATTTATAGGTCATGCACTTAGTAGGTGCATGGCTTTTTTATATGTAAATCGTAATTGTTAAGATTTGTTAATGATTTTAGATTGAGTTAAGGTAATAAACGAACATTAGTTCCTATTTAGAAAGCCTATGAATTAGTGTGAAAATACTAATAATCATTGATTTAATAACGTTAATAAGAATGTTAAGTAGTTGTTTAATTATTACAAAAACAGAACGTTTGTTTGTAATTTTGGTGTAAATTTAGTATAATAGTGTTATAGAAGTAATTATACTTTTATATAATTTGATTAGTTTTCTTGTTCTCTGAAATCACGAATACAATAGTTAAAAAATGCAAATTCACTAGATTTTCATTTATTACCTCCTCATTTAATTAGGTCTGCTCAAAATAACTAAAAAATGAGGTATTAAATAATGACAATAACAATTGAAAAAGAATTAACTCAAGATCATATTAAAGTATTAAATGTATTACGCAACACTAAGCACAATATTATTACTAAACAAAATATATTCAATCAATTGAATATAGAGTTTACTAAAAACAATGAAAGATGGTTACAACATACTATTAATAGTTTAGTTGTAGATTATGGTTATCCAATCGGATATAGCTATAAGAAAGATACTAGAGGCTATTTCTGGATAAAGTCGAAAGAACAAAAAGAATTAGCCTTACTAAGTATTAAGCGTCATATTGAGGGCAGTATGAAACGATATGAGGCATTAAAGAAAACTGAGATTTAAGGTGATGTAGTGAGTGCAGCAATTGAAATTATTCAAGAGAAAGTTAGCGATTACGAATTGTTCACTAGATTTAATACTTACTACATTCAATCAAGAATAGCACTCATAGAAAATGATATAGAAGATATGTATGACCGAACTACACCTAGTTTATGTAGTGATACTGTATCAGAAAGTATTTACTATGAAAGTTATTCCGTTGAAAATCTAGCAATCGCTATATTAGAAGAACGTCAGAAATTAGAACGGTATAAAAGAAAAAGTCAAAGAGATTTAAACGCCTTTTGTACTGTTCTAGGGCGTTTCTCTACTAAAGAACAAAAGTATATTAAAAACTATATTAATACACGCTCAGAGGCTCATATGAATATGATAGAGCGTTTTAAGATTGAACTATACAAATATATTCAAACAAATAGAAATGAGCGTAATAAGGGTATAGAAAACAATTATTCATATATAAATGACAAGCGTCAAAAAGTAAAGACTTATCCTCATAAGTTGACGCTTAACCAAGAGAAAGCACTCAGGGAAAAAGAAGATGGTGCTACTGAAAAGAATATGAATAATGATGAGTTTGTAGCAAAGTTGAATGATCTAGATAAGAAATCATTTAAAGAATTTATTTATAACAGAAATGAAAATAATATCGACTTTGAGAAAGTCTTGATATTGCTACAAGCTATACCGAAACGATTACCACAAAAAGAGATTAAAAAGCCATATAACTACATAAGAGAAATAGGCTTAAAAACTAATTGAAACGAGGAATTTAATTGAAAACTGCAAAATATTTTGATGAATACAACGAATATGTCATAGGTCAAAGAGAGAGTATCGATAAACTTGAAAAGGAACGTCAGGAACTTATACAACGAATTAAAGAAGATAAAGCTAAATATAAAGAACTAATCGCTAACTTACAAGATAATGAAGCTGATGAACTCTATACTACATTTGATAGTAATGAGAAGAAATTAAAAGCATTAGAGAAACGCTTATCAACTAAAAAAGAAGTATTTGATGAGGCTAGACGTAAAAAGGCGATTGAACTCATTAAACATCAAAAAGAAGTGCCACAATTATATAAAAAAGATAAAGAGAAATTATTAGCTAAATTCTATCCAATCATGGAAGAATATAACAATCTCTTAAAAGAGGTTGATGATTTAAACGCTAAGTATGAAAATGAGTATTTACGTTATGCTAATCCATATTATAATGAAAACTTCAACGAAGATGATGAAGTAAAAAGGGAATTGCGAAATCACTTTAGAGATATTTTATACAGTCCATTTATTAAAGGAATAGAACTACCAAAAACAGATAAGTATAATCACAAACTTAAATTTATTAGAGGTGTTAGATAATGGCTAGAAAACACAATTTAGATAAAGTATCAAATCATATTATGTTAGAAACAAATTTATCAGAGAAAGATCGTGATAAATTATTAGATGTTGTTGAGGCACAAATTAATCAAAACAATGATGAGCAACGTAGAAAAGAAGCGAAACAACAATCTAAAAGTTCAAAATCACTTATACAAATGGCTAGAGAAAATCGCATTATCAAAGGTTAATATCATACACGCCTATCCTTAGTGGTAGGCTCATTTTATTTGTGAGGTGCATACATGAACCTTAAAAGAGTAAACTACTCACTATCATATTATGAAACTAAAATATCTGAATATACTTTGCTAACAGAATATAACCCTAAATTTATTAATACCAAGATTAAAGCTATTACTACACAAATAGAGATGATGTATCACTTAAATATCTCACATATGGCTACAAATGATGTGTATGGCGTTGTATCAATATCCTATCCACTAGAAAAGTTAGTGATTGATATTATAGGTGAAAAAGAAAAATTGAAACGTTTCAAAACAAAATCGAATAGAAACATGCAGCAATTAAAACAAGTCATTAAATCATATACACCTAGTGAACAAAAGGAAATTATGTATTACATGCAATCTAATGGTTCAACGATAGATTATAGCCTCATAGAACGCCTACAACGTGATTTATACGCTTATAAGCATAAAGTAAGTGTTGCTACATGATATACGATAAACAAGTGATTAAACAGTTTATAATGGACTATCACAAAAAGAATGTGTCAAAGGTTGAAAGCTATGATGATACTAATGTAGATGATTTCTTTTCACTGAGTGATGAAGTCGAACCCTTTGCATTAAATGAGAATACTGGTAATCAAGTATTCTTTAATGAACTAGATCAACTTATTTATGCAGTAGGAACTAGAAGAGAATACTACATATTTTTCTTACTATGTGAAGGGAAATCAATGAATGAAATCGCAAAGATATTCAATTTAAGTAGAGAAAGAATACGTCAACTATTGAATGGTTTATTAGATAAATTATAGGAGGGATAACATGAGTGATTTAAACCCTAGACAAGAAAAGTTTATATCTGAATACCTAAAGACGTTGAATGTAACACAAAGTGCAATTAAGGCTGGTTATAGTCCTCATACTGCAAGTGTACAAGGTAGTAGATTGCTAAAGAATGAGAAAGTGGCTAAGTACATTGATGAACAACGTAAGAAAGTGATTGATGAGGGCGTACTATCAGCTAACGAACTACTTCATATCCTAAGTAATGCAGCAGTAGGTGACGAGAGCGAAGTGAGAGAGATCGTTGTTAAGCGTGGGGAGTTTCAACGCAACCCAGACACTGACAAAATGAACTTAGTGTACAATGAGCATGTAGAAATGGTGGAAGTACCTATTAAGCCTAGTGACCGTTTACGTGCTAGAGATATGTTAGGTAAGTATCATAAGTTATTTACTGATAAGAAAGAGTTATCTACGGACACACCAATTTTTATTAATATAGGTGAGTGGCCAGAAGATGAGGAAGAAGAAAAACGTAAAGCACTAGATGAAATACACGAACAACACCCTAATAGAACAATGATTATTAATGATATTCCAGATGAGGACTGATAAGCATGAGGTAGAAATTACTACATCGATATTCATTGATGATGTGCATGAAGAAGATTAAAAAATGATTATGAAAATAGTACTTGCTCAATTTTGAGTAGGTGCTTTTTATTAAGTTTTTGATTAACCAAAACTATTGCTCAAAAAGAATATAAGCATTTTTTGTTAGTAAATAATTAAGGTATTGGTATTTTGTAGTACCCTTTATTTTGTATATTTAGTTTTAATTAAGGAATTAGTTTGTTAGTATCAAATTTAAAGATATCTAGGAGGGAATATAAATGGGGTCAGTTCTCACTGTTGCTTTAATATTCTTAATTTTAGCTCTAGTCTTTAAATCTCTTAAGAAAAAGAAGTAAGTAAGATATACATATTTGAGTAGTAATATTTTTTATTTATAAAAAGTAAGCGTTTTTTATTTACATTTAGAGCCTTTTATAAGATAATAAATACAGCTACTGAAATTACTACTCAAAATCGAGTATCCTTTAAAATGACTGTATCCTTTGGGTGCAGTCTTTTTGTTTATAACTTGTCAAAACTTTACATTTCATAAAGTTACAAAAAGACTTAAAAGTCCACCTGTAAGCAGTACCTTAAAATAGGGAAGTGGTTTGATAAGACAGTAAAGGACGCCTCAAATTAAGGCTACCTTAGAAAGCTGATACGTTAAGTTGCCGTATTAGAAAAAACAAAAGCGAGCTTATTAATCAATAAAAAGCTAACGCACTAAGTTAGTGCATTAGAAAACCGAAATGTCGGTTATCTAATTCAGAAAAGAAGTTTGTAGCTTCTCTGCGTAGTCAAAATGGCAACGCAGTATACATAATGATCTAGTATTAGTTTTATTATCCCCAAATGTGGGGAGTGAGAATGTAAACAATTTATAGATACTGTAAAAATTGTAGACAATGAATAAATTTAATGCGTATAATAACATTAGAAGTTGTTCCCTTATGAAGCGCTTCTATATTATATTTTTCTATATGTGAGTCATTTTTTCTTGGCTATGTCCATTGGGCATAGCTTTTTATTTTATTGTAGACAAATATATAAATAATGAGATAATAGCAAAAGAGGTTTAAGACCTCTAACTTCTTTACGTACATATAGAGTTTTTACTCTATCTCAACTACAATGGTGCTAACCTTAATTGGTTAGCTTCTTTTTTTGCGTAAAAAAGCACTCTCAACTTAGCTCATGACGGACTAAGTGAGAGGTAGATGAAAAGTAAGGAGTGAAACGTTTTTATTACTTTATTACATACAAATTAATAATTTTTATTATAATAGTGTGGCTAAATAAAAATTAGTGTGTAATAATAACAATTGAGATTGTCTAACTGGCGACTTTTCCTTTCCATTAAGTATTTCTTCTCCATCGAAAATACTGTATGTTTAGGCAATCTCGACACTTTAAAAGCTTTCATAAATAGCATAACTCTTAGGGGCGTAAAGCCCCTTTTTGTATGCGAAAAAGCCTCACTAGTACACGACTAGTAAGACTAAGTTTCAATGAAAGTAATGTTAACTACGAATTATTTTAACATACCTCTACTTTATTTAATAGACATATACTTTATGTAACCTTTCGTGAGAGGAACTGCATGAAAAATTCATTTAGTTAGTGGAGAAACATGACGCTAATTGATCTAATGACGGATAAGGAAATAGAGATATGGAACGAACTATACGCAGCAGAGCGAGTAGGTATTATACTACCCTTTAATTTAATGTTAGTGAAGAATGGTGTAGATAGAAGAATAGTGCCATCTGTGAAGTTAAATGATGATAGGATATTTATAAATAATAATTAA